CCTAGTGATTGTTGCTACTTGTTTGTTGCTTAGCAACAAACATTCAGAACAATCTTACGCAAGATCCCTCGCATTGGCATCCATCTGCTCCGTAGAAAGGTAGTTGGTGGAGATTCCGCCGGTATAGTCGGGGTTCAGGCCGGCATTGGAATACTGCTTGGCACTGTCCAGAAGAAGACCGGGGGCACCTACTAACTGGTAGCCAAGAGCCGAGCCACCCTGCTGCCGCCTCCTTCGCTGGCTTCTCCTGCCCTTCTTCTGGCTTCTCCTCTGACTCTTCTTGCCCTTCTTCTGGCCTCTCCTCTTCTTGCCACCGGTCTGCTTGCTCACACCCATCAGAGGAATGGCACCATCTACCATCACGCGTCCATCCGCCAAGGAGGGAATAGGGGTGGGCTGGGGATCCTTGAGACCCGCAATATCCGCAAAGGCCTTGTCCAAGGGGTTGAGAAGCGCGGAACCGCGGAGCCCATCGCCAAGCACCTGACCCTCTACCGACTGAGGAAAGGGAGCCATGCCACCATGCTGTGCCCGGTGATAGTTCAAATAGTTGAGGCCCTGGGCCATGCTCTGCTTGCCTGACATGGTATCCGAGAGAGAATACGATAGAGGGGCACCCATAAGTTCATACTTAACACCACCACGCTGTCTGCGATGAACAGATCGTCGGGCCCTAGAACGAATCTGTTTGGCAAGATTCCTAGATTTTTTCATACGCCTCTCACGCCGAGTATTTCTGGTTGGCATTCTACTTTGACCCAAGTATTTTATTCCGGACGCATGCGTCTAAATAAAATATTCTTCGTTACTAGAACAAATGGAACCCGAGTGGATGAAGCAAATCAGTAGTACGACCGTCTGTAATCTGTATTATATCATTTTCGTAATTTACGCAGTTCTCGCCGTGATTACGGTCATTAATGTCGGCTACATCGCCCTCGCCAAGTTGCCCCTTAATATCAAGATTGCCGTAGGAGCCCAGAGTCTTATCCTGGCCGCTGTTCTGGTTGTCCTGTCCTTATTCCAGTACATTATATGTGATCGTGCGCTCTTGTCCTCCAAGTCGGCAGAGGGATTCTATGTGGGGAAGGCCAATGGTTCCACCTGTAATGTGAATGAGGATTGCGCTAGCAATAACTGCGATGGTCCTAGTGGCAAATGTGCGTAAATCAATTAGGTTCTTATAGGAACACTGTTGATTTGTCTAGAAATCCTTATTAACATGATCAATCAACACCATCAAATGCATATGAAGCACCTTCAAATCATGCTTCGTATTCGCATTCTTGTATTCTCGCATCACATGCTCAATGGAGTTCTTCAAATGCGTCAGACCTTTCTTATAGGCCGCAATCTTGTAATCATATCCCTTGGCCTTGGCGATCACCATCATTCCTAGTTTCTCAAACATGACCTTGTGCCAATCCTGAAGACCCCGAAAGGTAGATGCGAGAGCAGGCAAACGTTTCGTATTTTTGCGGGTTTTGGCCATTCTCTAATATAAAATATGTAATTACCGTGGTAAGGTTGTTGCTAAGCAACAACCAAAGAGACGGTTACTCGCATTACTCATCCGCATGAAGCGCCGCCAAGTTAATCTTCCTCTTCTGGATCTTGCCATTCACCAGATAAATGCTGTTCTCCGTTAAAATAAGAATGTCCTCATCCACCTTGTAAATCTTCTGAACAAGGGACGTGAACTCCTCCTTGGACTTGATCAGAACACGCTCCTTCGTCTCCGCATCCTCCCCCAAAAAGGCCTTGCTTATAGCCGAATCCACATAGTAATCCAGTTGAATGGGCTTGTCCTGCTGAATTCCGAGACGGGCTGCCTGAACAAGTGCCGTAGCCGTGGGAATAATATCTGCCGCCTTAGGTACTGCTACTGGTGCTGCTGTTGCTGCTGTTGCGACTGTATTCGCTGTATTTGCTGTATTCGCTCCTCCTTGCGTAGGTGCCGGACTAGACATTCTGGATTCTATGGATAGTTCTAGAATGACTGTTTAAGCACACAATAAAAACAATAAAAATACAAGAAACCAGAAACACACACAAAGTAACCCTAAACCCTCTTAATCAGCACCGTAGCCGCATGCTTGCGGAAGACCTCATTCAGAAAGTCATACGCCATCTCAATCTGCTTCATGTTCCGCCCGCCGGTAATAATGATATTGCCCGTACGAAAGATGCTCATCGTAATCCGCTTACATTGGCCTATGCCTTCGCCTATGCCCTGGCCCTTACAGAACCCCGTACAGGAACAAACCCCCGCCTTCTTGTTCGCCGTATTGTAGAAGAACTTGGCATTCACCCCCTGATAAATCGTCTTCTCCAACATACTGAAGATACCGTACTCCTCCATCAGAATGCGGTTCAGATTCTCCTGTTGAACATCATAGTTGAGTGAGTAGTCCGTATTGATCATGGAGATCGTCGCCTTGGTGACCGAAGGCTCTTTTTCGGTCGTAACGAACGGGCTCCTTGGCAACCGTTTAATGACCGACAGGAGCCATTCCACTGCCTCTATAGCGAACTCCAGGGACGAGATGCCCGTCATCTGAATGCCGCCGGATCCGAAGAGTTTCATATTGACCTCCTTCCAACCGGAGCCAAAGGGCCGCCTCAGAACCAGCGTAGATTGATTATAGAAGGACTTGGCCGTCATCTTGCGATTTGTGAAGAGGTCCTTGTGGCAGGCCCCATAGACCTCCTTCTTGTGCTCAAACTTCAGAATGCCTGGTGCCGGATAGCCGATGGGAATGAAGTGCTCTTTGAGTTGCTCAAAGAGGACATCTAGTTGAATCGGTAAGCCCCAGTCGGCTGTCGCAGTGGTGGTGCTGATGCGAAGCGGTGAAATTGTCAATGCCATTCTCTTTGATTGTTCTTTAAGACCTCACGTGTTCATCAAATTTTTGTTGCCAGAGGACAATGGCCCGTTTGACAAGACAGTGAATACGTTCTGGCTGAATCTGGGCATTGATGAGCGGCAGAATGGAATTAATCGTGGTCAGAATCGTCTCATCCAGAAGGAAGAGGAGATTCATTTGAAGGAGGAGTTCCGTCAGAATGCTTGTAATATCCGTATTCTGGGCCTGAATCATCGTCAAAATCTCATCGGGATGGTGATGAAGATAGAACCAGAGACGCTGCTCTATTTCGGGTTTTTTACTCGTTAGTCGGAGGTCTCCTCGGGTGATTTCGTGGAAGGCATCTCTTCCAATAGATTCCGTTTTTTGATTTGCGATTGTTGGCTTGGAAGGCGGATCGTATCTGATACGAAGTAATCTCTGTCGCAACTTCTGGTGAATCCGACTCTGCGAATTACAAATCAAAATCACGCAGACATCCTTCGGGTCCTTGTCCAAAATGGTCTGAAGAGAGAGTTGGGCGGCCTCCGTCAAGGTCTCGCACTCATCCAAAATGATAAACCTAGGAATGCCTTTCACACTATGCTGAGACAGGGCGGACCACGACGCCCTTAAAAAGGGGAAAATCTTCTGACGAATCGTCTCCAAGGACCGTTCATCCGCCGCATTCATAGAAATACACATCAGCGCCTTCTGTTGTTTCCAAATCTGGCTGACGAGCCACTGGGCCGATGTCGTTTTCCCTGATCCTGGGGGTCCAAAGAGGAGCAAATGTTGGAGTGTGGCCGGATTTTTCACAAAGGTATCAAAACAGGTGCGAACACGATAGCACCAAAAATCTTTATTGATTGGCGATTCTGTCATCCTTAAAGGGGACAGGTGGTCTGGGTTTAGGTGCGGACAAAGGTTTTTGGGTATATATAAATTATGAATCCAAAAACCCTATCTAAATACCTATACCCGCGTTAGTGTGCTGTGAATGATTGTTGCTAAGCAACAATCAAGTAGCAGCACACATAGGCGGTACTCGCTAGCCTAAACAAAATACGGATAGAGAGGGATAGGAATGTCAGAACCCGTAGCAAAAGTTGTAAAACCAAGGGGACGAAAGGCAAAGGTGGCAGTGGAACCTATGACGGTTACCACTGTTGTTTCTGTTGTGTCTGCTGTTTCTGCTATTGAAGAAACAGGACCTACAAATGTCGTGATACAGCCAGTACCAAAGCGCAAGAGTACCAAGAAGCAGTTTTCCGTGGTGGCCATTGTGACGCCCGAGGGAATTGAGGGGTCTCTTCAGCCCGAAATGCGAAAACCCCTCATTGCCCATTTGCCCATTCAGAGTAGCGACGTTATCTTTCACGAAGAGGCCGTGGTCTATAACCCTGTTCCACCATCTGCTGTAGAGGCCTACAATGCGATGTCCGATGATCCCTTTCAAGAAGGGGCAGAAGTCATTCAGCAACCAGTTGTTCCTGCTCCTAAGCAACAGACCGTCACAAATGATGGAACCGTGCCTGTCCCTGACTATTACAAGAAGGGGACCCTGTTAATTCAGTACCAGGCCACCGAGGAGATTCGGAAGATACCCGAACAGGTGGACATTGCCTGCTTCTGGTGTTGCCACCGTTTTGAGACGAGACCGGTCGTTCTGCCCGTGAAGGACCAGGGAGAGTACATTGAGGTCCAGGGAAATTTCTGTACGCCTGAATGCGCCATGAGTTATTTGTTTGATTTACGTATGGACTCTTATTGTCGGTGGGAACAGTTGTCCTTGCTCAATCGGATTTATGGCATAAATGGACCGATTAAGCCGGCACCCCCTCGGCAAATCCTGAAGTTATTTGGGGGACCGATGGGCATAGAGGAATACCGCAATCTGGTGCGAAAGGGGCATTTGCGGGTAGATATTCATCTGCCTCCTATGGTCAGTCTGTTGGCCACCATGGATACGAAGCCCATTGATTTTTATGATATTAGTCTAACGAAGAATGTCATGGAAACGGTGAAGGAGAGGCTAGATAAGGCAGAACAGGTGCTGAAGTTGAAGCGAACCAAGCCCTTGAAGGCATGGGAATCCACGCTAGATGCCTGTATTAATCTGAAGGTTAGGAGTGGATAGGGGCAATAATCAATTGATAGTATTAAGAACAAATACAAAATTTGATATGAATTTAAAGACATTTCAGAGGCTATAAGATAGAATCTGAAATGGAAAAGGCCATTGTAGAAGCGTATTTGAAGACCGTTCAGGAACATAGCCGCAAGTATGTAGAAACGGTGGAACAAGAGAGCAAGGCGTTCGCTGCTGCCCTGAGTGCCGTCAAAGGAATTGGACTAGATCCGACTCTAGAGAGCCGTGTGCGCATTTTAGAAGCGAGAGCCGGAAATGACCATCGCTTTCATACAACGATCAATGGCTTATCGGAGGATATCGGGGACTTGAATGAGCGTCTCATTCATTTGGAACGAAAACAATCCGATGGTGTAGATCCCTGGAAGAATCCTAGTCCTTCTATAGACTACGATACTCACTTTGCCTTTGATTCCCTTCAGAATGAGGTGGTAGTGGATAATGGGACCAGGGTCGTAGATTTGAGCCCCTATATTGATGCGCCAGTGGTTGTCAAGAAGGAGTATAATGTTGTGGAGGTCCATGTTATAGAGAAGGAGGAGACGCCTGTAGAAGGAAAGAAGGAGCAGGAAGAGGAGAAGGAGGAGGAACAGGAGGAACAAGAAGAAGAGGCTCTGAATGTGGACCCCTTTGAGTACAATGGCCAGACCTATTATAAGGACGCCGAGGGAAATGTCTATCAGGAGGACGAAGAGGGGGCTGTAGACGATACCCCTATTGGCCGTTGGTTAGAGGCAAAACAGAAGGTAAAGTTCTATCCTGTCGCATAATCAACCTAAACAATTGAGGCAAAGAAGGGTCAGAGGAGATGAGTCTTACAATTCCAATGCTGGTAGCCTATAGTTTTATTTCTAATCTAGTTGGAAAGATCGGTCGGTATACAGATGATTGGATGTCATCTATCGTAGAGTATCTCAGCGGTATCACGAATGAGTGGTATC